GGTTTTGGTGGATTGACCACTCTCCTATATCCATAAATCTCTTCTACTGTTTTTCCCGTCCTTTTATCTGATTTATGCTTTTTCCCTTTAGTAATTCCACACCCATATTTCTCAAAATGTCTAGTTTGTGTATTTTTCAACCGTTCTCGTACTGTTTCAGGGTCTTTATATATTTCTTCCAGCTTCTTACCTTTCCTATGGTCTATCCACCCTGGAGTATAATCAGCTCTTTTTTTACCTTTGTGCTTAAACGGTCCCATCCCTCCTCTCGCGGTATTTTTAAAATTATAATAACGATTAGGGTACTTCTCTACCTCATAAAACTGGAGCCACTTGCCTTCTAGCCTATACAACTCTTCCCTATCCCTACCATAATAATACTCCAATACTCTCATTTTCATAGTATCTGGTCGTTTTTTAATAACCTTATTCAACCATTTACTTCCAGATTTATACTTATCATAGACCCGTCCTTTGTGTGACCCAATGTAATACATATTTCTCTTTACGTCGCACCACATGTACACGTAGCCGTAACACTTTAACGATTCCCCGATTTCCACGCCTGTTCTAATTGCCATACTTCTATTTAATCTTTTCCATCCAAAAAAATAAAGTATGGAGAGAGAAAAGAGAAATATTATACTTCCAATAGCCTTTCAGTATGAAGCTGGCTGTAAAGAAACGTAAATCCGCTCTCAATTTCCTTACCAGCTTCCGCCTTTTGGTCGAAAACTATTTCGTCAAGAGAGGTGGGGAACGCTTTTATATACGTGAACTTCATTCGCTTCTTCCCATACTCGTCTAAAGCATAAATGGTCAGATTTGTCATATAATCGTTGAAATTCTTGTCAACTGGAACATTCTGTGTATTATAAGTCCCTGTTTTCTGGTCGTGCAACAGATTTAGCCACTGGTATATGACCCACCAGTTGTCGTACATGGAGTCCACCATGAATTTTACATTTACCGGAGGGTAACTATCTTTAGAGTGAGACGACACGTACAGGGTAGACCCCGCGTATCTGGCTTCAACCCCTTTTACGGTTATTTGGGGAACAATGCTGCCAAATATGCTAAACTGGACACTATTCGGGTTGATATGTATATTATCGCGAATATATTCGCTAATAGTGGATTTTAAAATAGGGGGAACGTCGAAAACAAGTAAGAACTTGTCTTCGCGGGCCTTGTTGAGATACGACTGCTTAGTTTCCATACCATTATTTAAACCACTTATTCATAATCTCGTACGATTCTCTAGTCATGTTTCGATCCGGGTGTATATAAGGCATACTCCCGTTCACAAACACCCATCCTTCCGCCAGTAATCCCGATACCTCATCTTCCGCTTCACTAAATGCTCCAAAGCTCATAGGATTCAACATGGAACTTTCGATGCTGTCAACCTGCTCATTGGTATATATGGAGGTGGGGTTTTCGAACATCTTTGTTCCCCAGTCCATAGGTTCTAGAACCAACGGTTTTCCAAAGTCGTCCACTTTAACGATTTCGAAGTATAGTTGGGTAATTTCAGTGTATAGTATCATCAACGCCCATAAAAACGCCATAACCCTGTCATCATGGTCCCCGCCTTTCGCTTTCCAAGTACCATTCGGATATCTGATAAAGGTTTTAAACTCATTCAACGTCTGTAAGCTTCTAAACTTAACCGCACGGATTTCGTTGATGAAGTATCTCTCGTTCAAGACCGCCGTGTATTTCGTATTAGTATGGGATATGATACCATACATGATATTCATCCGATGGGACTTTTTAGCTCCCCATGATACCACCTTCTCGTATCCAAGGTCTAGTACAAGTCTATCACAGACCTGTCCTCCTTGGTTATTACGCTCGATTAGAACCAGTGGTTTCCCCCAATTACATAATATCTCGTAAAGCTTATTGGCGAACTCCGCAGGAGCAATCGTATTGTTATGATACTCAGCCACTTGTGTAATCTCTCGCAGATCAGTTATATCCAAGATTTGTATAACGGACGCATCTTGATTCACCCCTTCGGACACGTCAACCCCAGCTACGTAAACCCGAGTCGGGTCGGGTTCTTCCCATATCTTATAATGGCCGTCTTCGAAACTATGCTTAGGCTCGCAACAAAAAACTTTAAGTTCTTCAAATAACTCTGTGTCAATGGCGGAAGACCCATCGTCCATGAAAACGCATCCAAACTCTTGCTCAAATGCTTCTGTTGACCCCATTCTAGCGATTTCTACCTGTCTCCATGCCTCATCACGATCTGGTATTTCCGACCAATGAACGACCTCCGGATGTATTCCATTCCATTCTTTGGTCCCTTCCTTGGTAGCAGCGGTATACATCCGATAGAACACATTATTCTTACCTTTAGGAGTAGAGGTTATAAGGATTTTTGATTTTTTCGATCTGGAAATAGTTGGTAGAACAGATCTCATGAAGTCTTCAACAATGGAATCTGGTTCAATGTGGGCCAGCTCATCAAGCAAAAGTGCGTGGATGGTATGTCCCCGGGCAGCAGACCCGGTTGTGGTGGAAATACCTATATAACTACCGTTCGCAAGTTCCAAGCTGGTTTGTCCCCATGTTTTTACCGCAGGCTTCAACCAAACGGGAAGACCTTCATATGCCAATTTCACCCGTTTGAATATCATTTTAGCGGTGTCTTCCTTATTCGCGACGATAACTATGTTTTTATACTCGTTGAAACATGCCTCATGTAAGGCTAAAATAGACAACATGGTTGTTTTACCTGATTGGCGCGAACTTAGTATTATATTGAATCGGTTGCTTTTAAAGGCTTCTATAAGTCTTTTCTGGTAATCAAACAGGGGAATGACCTCTTTTCCCTCGTCTGTAATGATATAAAAGTACGTTTCCGCAAAGTACAACATATCATCCTTACACTTGAGAATCTCCTCCTCCATTTCAGGAGTAAACGCGAATTTAGCTTCAATGGAAGGTAAGTCAGGGTTTCCCAAATACATTTCCTTCCGGTTGAGCCTTATATCGTCAACTGGTTTCTTCGGTCTACCTCTTCCTGCCATAATATAATGCTATTTAATGCTAAATATAAACATGAAGCAAACAGACAGAGTTTCAATTGGCGATATTTATGGAAGCATGTTGAATGATGTGAAGAAAAGTATCAATGAATCAACCCAAAAACCCTTTGAAGAACCAAAGGCAAAAGGTTCCAATGGGACTGGACCCGAGAAAGCTGATGGGTATAATAAAATCGTGGATGAGGAAGACGCGGAGGATGTTTCCAAATACCTCCCCGTAAGCAAGCGGGATAAAAAAACCGCAGAAATGGATAAAAAGTCCAAAGATCCAACCGTATCCACAGAAACCCGGAAAAAACTGAAAAGAGAATGTGATCTCCGGTCTGGAGAAGAAGCGGAAGAAGATGAAGAATTGAAAGAAAGTAAAAAAGTTTCTAAAAAAATACTAAATAACTTCATGAGTAAATCAAGTTTTGATAAGCTATATAGTAAGGTTCTCAGAGAAAACTTCGGTCAGGAAAATGAAGGAGAAGATCTCGACGCCCTTGGTTTGGATGACGCCACCCCGGATTCTGATCTAGACGAAGGTCTCGGAGACGATGAATTTGGTGGAGAAGAAGATTCCGTAACATTCACACTTGATCGTGCCACCGCCCAAGCCCTTGTAGATGTTCTCCAAGGCGCATTAGGAGGAGACGAAGAAGGTTTTGGTGATGAAGGCGACGACCTGTCCTTTGATGACGATGAAGGTGGTCTTGGAGACGAAGGTGGAGATGAATTCAACTTTGACGAAGATGAAGAAGTTCAAGGTACTTCCGTTGCCCCCGACAAGAAAAAGGCTTTTCAAGCGAAAAGCAACAAAGTCGGTGGAAAAGTGGTTCCCCATAAGAAAAAAGCCTCTTCAGCCGTAACTGATGATGTTGGTGATGACGGTGACTACGGTCATGCCATTACAAGCGGCAAGAAACCCGACATGGGAACCGATAACAAGGTTAAATCAACCATTAAAGGTAAAGGACAAGAATTCATTCGGTAATTCACCCGATAACAACTAATTTAGAAAAGCCCGTCGTGACCCGATGGGCTTTTCGTTAAATAGTTATTAGTGAAA